TGAATATGATGTAGATCTTCCTGCAAAGAAGTCTTGCTGCTCGACTCCAGAAGTTAAACTCCCAAACCATGACATTTGGTTTAATAAATCTGAGTTAATATCCTCATATAAGGGGTGGAATCCGAGTTCAGTTAGTTTTTGATTAGCTCGTTCCTTGATGAAATTTTTCAATTGTTCTTGAGTTAGCCCCTCAATATCTCCCATCTCAAATGCCTTCTCAATGAAATTGAATTCTAATTGAATTGACATATTACAAGCATCATATATGGCTTTAGATAATTCAGGAGTATTTATATGGGGGTTTTCTGAAAGTAATGTTCTAAATAACCAGCATCCTGCTTGGGAATGGAGGGATTCATCACGTACAGACCATGCTACTATTTGGCCTGTACCTTTCATTAGATTTCTTAATTGAAAAGACATAAGTACCGCAAACGACGAAAATAGGTTTACTCCTTCAGTAAATGCTGAAAATATAGCTAATGATAGTGCCTTATCATATAGTGTTTCACCTTCTGTTTCAACTAAGTAATCGATTTTATTTTTCGTAGTTTCATCTTCTAAGAATGCTGAAAAATCATCTAATCCAAGGTCTTCATTTAATCTGGAGTAAGATTCGGCATGTATGCATTCCATAGCGGCAAATGTAACAGCCATTTCTTGGATTTCTGGGAGTTTGAAATAGGTTGCTACTTTACCTATCCAATAGTCGTTTCCAACATGGATTTCTGTTTGTGCAAATGATTTTAAAATATTTCCAATAAGATTTTTTTCTGATTCTGTTAATTTTGAATTCCAATCATTTAAATCAGATGCTAAAGAAACCTCATCCGGAACCCAATGCACACGTTGTTGGGATTTGGTGAAATTTTGAGCATCTTGATACCAATATGGTTTATAATATGCTCTAGTTGATAATAAGTTTTTATTTTCCATTTATTTGTTGTTTTTGATATTTATAAATTTTCCAAACATTCTTCCATATTTTTTGGGTTGATGCGTATTTTATATCATACTTATTTACCCTTTTTATCCATTTAGATATATGTTCAACAGTATATCCTTTATCTATCAATTCAATTATTTTCATTTTTACCCTAAAAGGAACTCCATTATGTCTAGATGGAAACCCCGGATATCGAAGTTTAAAGTGATCGTGCCATAAAAAATTCCAAGTTATACCATACCTAATATTGGTTATAGAACCAGACTGGATGGGAAGATTTAATTTTTCTATAATTTCATTATTACTATAATATTTTTTTATTAGATTATATATCTGTATCACCTGATTTTCAGTTAATAGTGAGTTTGGATGATTATGTCCTGAAGGTATATTAAGATTGGGATGATTTAATCTAGTTAAACTAATTTTTTTCTTGGATTCTTCACAAAACTTCCCATTTGCCCCCCCTATTTTTAGGTTTAAACCATTCTGTCCCAAAACATTTAATTTCATACCCCAATATATTTCCCTCTCATTTAATATTTCAATCTCACACTCTTCTAATATTTCAAACTTATGTTTATCCCACCCATATTTTATAAGAGAATTATATAATTTAAATTGTTTTTTACATTTTAATTTTTTATAATTTATCTTCCTTTTTTCTAAATGGATAGATTGACCAACATATACTTTTCCTTTTGGGTTTGTTATTTTGTAAATTCCTATACTCATAATATTTTTATTATAAATATGTGTATTTTTTGAACATATACATGTATCGATTCAAAAAATACAAAATTAAACATTTAATCCGAAAAATTGTTTTCTTAAAAGTTCTTTATCTAAATTATCAAAATCACCATCTTTTTTATTAGCTCTTGATTGAGCGGCGTGGTCTTCATCTTCATCATATATGTCTCCTATAGCAATATGTCCATTTGATGTGTTTACATCTGCTTCAAAAGTCATACCATCTCCACCATATCTATTCTTCATGACGTGAAATCTTCCTGTACCGCCTACTTTGTCTTCTTTTTTTCTTGATAAAGACAAACACAAATCAGTAATCATAATTTTATCATAAGATCCTGCAACTGATGTTCCTTCAATAATATTTTCTTTTGCTCCTGTTCTGTTAACTTGAGAAACTGACCAAATAGGTATATTTAATTCTCTAGCTAATCCTTTAGTGCTAGTATAAATATCATCTACTTCACTCTTTTTATCAATATTTCTTCTTTTAGATGAAAGTAAATCAATGTAATCTATAATTATTAAATCTGGCTCAATTCCTAAGTCTTTTACTTTTTTAATATGATTTTCAATCGTATTGATTGTAGTTTTACCCATAGGAAACTCTTTTAAAATCAACTCTCCTGTTAGTTTTTCAAGGGCTTCATCTACATCTTTTTTGTTTTTTTCTAATGAATCTACTGGGTGTTTTGTGAAGTAAGCATCATATCTTCTTCCAACGTATGATTCACTTAATTCTAATGTATAATGGATAACATTAAAACCTAATTTAACTGCATATCCACCTAATGCTACTAATGTCCATGATTTTCCACCTCCAGGATTACCTAAAATTAATCCTAAATCACCATTTCCTAATCCCCCTTGAACTAAATCATTTATAGGCTCCCAAGGAGTAGGTACAATCTTTCTATGATCTTCTCTATATCTAGATTCAGTGTCTTTTTTATATTCATGACCTATATTCTTATCTTGTCCTGCTTTCATAGCAGAATCAATAATATATTTAATAGAATCATAATCTCCAACTTTAATTAAATCAACACTACTCAATAATGCTTTTTTAAGTTGTTGGTTTTTACAAAATGTTGAAAATTCTTCTTGGACATATTCTAAATCTGTAATATCTGATTTATATGCTTCTCTTAACTGTTCTTTTACAGATACTTTTAAAACATCATTATCTAGTTTTTTCATCTCAACCTTCAACATTTCTAATGAAATTGTTGTGTGATATTTTTCGTAGTATTTTAATATTTCATTTATAATCCACTTATGTGCTGGATTACTGAAATGTTCATCTGTGAGAACATCACTAATATTTTGTAGGAATTCTTTATGGTTTAGAAGGGATGATATAACTTTCATTTGGAAAGGTACACCATATTCTTCCATAGATTGGAGTGCTGCCATATTTTTATAACTTTTATTTTTTATTTAATGTAATATACGATCTTATTCTTGATTTGGCAATAGATCTTTGAAGATATCTTGAATCCAAACTTCAACATTTCTTATTAATCCACCAATTTGATCTTCATTATACATTTCAATGAATTCTTTGGGATGGAATTCTAATTCATCTGTTTCAACAAACTCATCCACCCATTTTTTATCATCTTCTGTCATCATAGGATTAGATAAATCCATAATTTTTAATTTATCTTCTAATAGAGGAATATCATCCAATATTCTAGCATAAATTACGTTTTCTTTTAATTTTTCCTCACTAATTTTTAACACATCTTCAAAAGTAACATGTCTTTCAGACAATTCTGGAAATAATTTAAATAATTTTTTCTCACCTAAACCTTTAATCCCAGGTAAAACGTCTGAAGAATCGCCCATTAGAGTCTTATATATAATGAAATTCTCAGGGTTTAATTTAAATTTTTGTTTTACAACTTCTTCAGTATAATATTCTCTTTCAATAGGCCTATAAACGATTATTTGGCGCGTAATCAACTGTAAGTAATCTTTATCACTAGATACTATGAATACCCGATCATCTTCATTTTTAATAATGGTATTACTCATATAAGCAATAACATCATCTGCCTCTACTCCTGCCATTGTGATAACATGAACAGGGAGTGTTTTTAAATATTGAATAATACGAACTATTTGCTCTATTTTAGAGTCATCTTCTTCTTCGATGTTATCGAATAAAGCATGTTTTGTTACTCTTGAAGTATTTCTACCTGATTTATATGTAGAAATAATATTTTTTCTATTATTAGAAGATCCAATACCATCAAATACCACATATACTTTTGTTGGTTCGATTTGTCTAATTAACGCTCCTAAAGAACGAAAAAAACCACCTAAACCCCCTACATGAACTCCATTTGAGTTTACAGCATTAATAGCACTGAAATTTCTAAAGAATAAATTTAATCCATCTATTAAGATAATTCTTTCGTTTTGAGGGATACTCTCTCCTTCCTCTTGGATACCATCTAAGAGGTTTAGTAAGTCTTTTTTCATAATTTTTTAATCTAAATCGTTTGAATCTATTAAATCGGTTATATCTTTTTTCTCATCCCACTCTGAATTATCTTCGAATATTTCGTATGTTCCTTGTCCTAATATATCAACCCAATCATTTTTATGAGCATCTTTATATTTTTGAATTTCTTTTGGATCATCTTTAATAAACCCATGAACAGTTGATACAATAGTTCCAGTAGTAGTAATACCATTAATGTGGTTTTTATCACAGGCTATTTTAGTACGCAAAGCAAATTCTACTTTCTTTTTGTCTTTTGTAGCATTTAATTTTGAAGTACCAGCATTTGTAATATTACCAAACGTTAAACACAATGATGCATCATAATAAAATGTATCTCCACCTTTATTTGTCATCTTAGGTTGAGACATAGGAGTTAATGCTGGGGCTACACCTACTTTATTTATAACTAATAATGTGTTGGTATACTTGGATGATTCTTTACGAGATAATACTATTTGTTGATTGATAAAGTTACCAAATTGAGTTGAAATAGCTCCTGCATTCCACATTGGATTATTTGAACCTTTTTCAATACTCATATCACATGCAATTGAACCCACTGAATCCCATAGGAAAAATAAATCGTAAGGTAATTCACCTTTTTTCTGCTCAGTTAACATATCAATAATAAACTTAGCTACATCTTCAATTGAATTGATAGTACTTCTATCTCTATAGATGAAGAAACCTTCATGATCTATAATTTCACCTGTAGTCTCATCAACAACATCTTCCATTTGAAACCCCATTGTTTTCCAATGCTCCCAAGAGTGTTTCATCTCAGTAATAATTAATACAGGGAGAATGCCTTTCTTTTGCGCATTTACGGCTAATTCAATAGCAGTTGTACTCTTACCAGTATTAGATTTACCACGGACTATACTAATATGACCTTCAGGAATACCAGGAATAGACAATGCTTCTTGTAATGCGGATGAGAATGGGATCCAATCTTGAGGTTTGAATTTTACATTCCCTTCTAATCCTTTTTTAGCTTTAAACTTATTTAAACTAAATTTTGATTGTATTTCTTTTGTCGCTGCTTCCGACAATGATTTTTTTACTTTTGCCATAATTAATTTTATTTATTATTTGAAATGTATTAAAAGGTCTAACAGTATTCAACCATTAGACCTTAAAATTATAAATTAAAATGGCATATCATCATCTTCTTCTTCATCGAAGATATCATCAAATTTATCAGCTTTTGTTTTTTTAGCTTCAGGTTTTGTTGAAATACTGTAGTTTGATTTAGGTGTCGCTTTAACTTCTTCTTTCATTGGAATTTCTTCCTCACCTTCACCTTCTTCTGGATTTAACCACTCAGCTAATGATGCTTTAATTTCATCAAATGGGAGTGGTTTATATGTGTCTAGAGGGTTTGTTTGATTTTCTAAAATACTTTCCAATAATGCTTCATCATCCGTAATAGCTGATGTTTTCATCGCTGGTTGGATAGTAGTTTTATTGTACTTAGTACCAGTAACATCAGGACCAACTGTAGTTAATTTGATGTCTCTACCCTCCATAATATCTGTGAAGTCACCTACTTCTTCATCAGCGGCTAATTGTAAGAATGTTTCATAAATTTCTTTACCAAACTCCCACATCTTAACACCTTCATCCTCTTGACCTCTTATAATAATAGGACATTGAATTCTTACTTTTGGGTCTAACTTTTTAGCTAATCTCCAATTCTCTCTATCATTGGTGCCTCTTAAAGTTTTAGCAAACTCAGCAATTGGGTCTTTCTCACCCCAATTCAATGGTGATGCAATTACCTTTTTACTTCCAATACCATAATACATTTTCATTTCAACAAAAGGATTTTCTTTGTTGAATTTAAATGGTACTACTCGGATGACTTCTTTTCCGATTGATGGTTTAAATTTTTCAGGGTATTTTGTACCTCCACTTTTAGCAGGACCAGCCTGCATAGACTCTAATTTTTTCTTGATTGCGTCTAAATTCATAATATAACTAATTTTAATTTACAACTATAATATACAAAAATAATATTTGGGAGACAAATATTTTTTGTAATTTTTACTCCATAACTCCAAGAACACATCTAAGTTGCTCCATATCTATGGGTTTTTTCAAAAATGTTAAAGGTTTTGTTTCTTTACATTTTTTTAATATTTCTTTATCTATATCTACAGATGTATATATAACTTTTGGATTGATAACTCTCTGGAATATTTTAATTAATTCATATCCATTGGTGTCTCCTTCAAGGTGAATGTCTGTGATTATAAGATCTATGTTATCTTTAGGGTCTAAGAGGTATTCATTAAAAGATGAATACTCTCCAATTACGTCATAATCATAAATACCCATAGCAAGTTTAAGGATTTCACGAGTCATTTCGTTGTCCTCAAATATAATGCAATTTTTACTCATTAGTTTGATGGAACAGATCCGTTTGTAGTAGCTATGTCCCCTCTTTTGGATTGACCCATATACTCTAATTTATAATCAGTAATTGTATAATCTTTTCCAGATGCTTTTGCTTTTTCAATAGCAGCTAATTCAGCTTCTTCCTTAGCCATTTCTTCTGGGGTTAATTTATGATCTTCTAATTCATAAAATGAACCAACTTGCTCTTGAGGACTGTAAGGTGTAAGAATAACCCCATTATATTCTTGGGGAGCTTCTTCACTTGTTTTTTCAATATTATATGAAAATTTATAAACGTGTGGATTAGATTTTTGACAAGATGCAGCACCACCAACTATAGAACATACCAATAATGTTTTAGCCATTGCTGATTTTAAATTTGTTATTCTATCTTTCAACCCTTCATCTAATGTTTCTTCACCTTCTTTCATGATTACTTCAACATTCTTAGGATCAAGTCCTAGTCTTGCTATTTCTTTATTAATTAAGTCTTGGTTAGATTCTTTTAATAATCTATT